GGTGGTAGTGCAAATGATAGTCTTCAATTGCGTTTTAATGGCAATACATCAACTCATTATAACTGCCTTGATTTTGGCGAGTATAATGGTGCTTTTAACACAGGTGGAGCAATTAGCTTAAACCGTATTGAAATAAGTGACGTTGTTAGTGCAAACGCATTAAAAGGAACTTGTAATGGTTTAATTACAAATTACACAAGCACAAGTACAACTCAGAAAACTTTAACTTTTCAATATATGGGAAGACAAACTGCAGGTAATAATATCAATCGTGTTGCCTTTGGTTACTACAATAACACTTCTGCAATTGCTTCAATTACTTTCCAAACTAACGGAACAGTTACTTTTTCATCAGGCTCAATTGACCTTTACGGAGTATCTTAATGATAATTGAACACAATGTAACAACAGGTGAAATAATTGAAAGAGAATTGACTGCTGCTGAATTAAAGCAATTAGAAAAAGACCAAAAAGAATATGCAGCTAAGCAAAAAGCCATTGAAGCAAAGGCAACTGCTCGCGCAGCCATTCTTGATCGTCTTGGGCTTACAGCCGAAGAAGCATCAATTTTACTTGGATGAAACCTCGACTAAGTAAATCTGTAATCCAATTTCGAGAGCAGGCAGACGATGCTTATCCTGACAGAGACCGCCGTAGTGACGGTACCTGGGCAGATGCCAGGCACGCAGTCAGAAAAAGCGATCACAACGCTTGCCCTAGTACAGGGTATGTCCGTGCTTTCGATCTCGATGCTTCTCTCGATGGGAAAGATGCCACAGCTCATTACCTTGCCGATCAGATACGAACTCACGCCAAGTCAAGCAAGCGCATTGCATATGTCATTTTTAATAAGCGAATTGCGAGCAAGAGAACACTCTGGCGCTGGGTCAAATACAGAGGTACGAACCCGCACATTTCGCACATTCACATTAGCTTCACAAAAGCTGGCGATGAAGATCGTTCGTTTTTTCAAATCCCACTACTAGGAGGCAAAACATGAAACTAAAAAACCCGATATTCCTTGCAACAGGAGCATTCTTAGCAGCTTGGTCAGCAACTAACTTTGATATCGATTACCGTGCCATTCTTTGGTCAGTACTGTCAGGCATATTTGGATATGCAACACCTAAAAGATAATGACTGTGGAGGACATGGCGGTTCTTGCTGTTGCTGCTACGACCGTTATTGGTTCATTTATTGGCTCGGTGCGTTGGTTAGTAAAGCACTACCTAAACGAACTTAAGCCTAACTCAGGCTCTAGCCTTCGCGATGAAATTTCAGAGCTTCGAGGGCGTGTTGATACCATACTTCGCATCTTAGAGAGGTAAGACTTAGCACATGGCAAGAAAAGCAAGCAAAGCATTGGAAGATCAAGGCTATTCAGAGCTTGACGCTTATTGCATTGGCTTGCACGAATTCTATAAATCCCTAAGGAAAGCTGGCTTTACTGAGTCAATAGCTCTGTTCATGATTACAGAGCCTCAGTCTTACCCAGCATGGATCTTGCCTAGCCCAGTCGAACCAGAGCGGTTTGGCGACTACGAGGATGAGGAAGACGATTAAGCGAATAGTGATTCTGTCCGATCTTCAAGTACCTTTTGAAGATGTGCATGTAACAAGAAATATCGCTAAATTTCTAAAAACCTTCAAGCCAGATCAAACAGTAACGATCGGCGATGAAATCGATTTCAATACAATCAGCAAATGGAGTGAGTCCACCCCTGAGGCATATTCGCAGACTTTGGGCGATGACCGAGACCGATGCGTTGAGCTTCTCTGGGAACTGGGCGTGAGCGATTGCATTCGTTCGAACCATACGGATCGTCTTTACAATGTGATTATGAAGAAAATACCTAGCTTCCTATCTTTGCCAGAGCTTCGCTTTGAAAAGTTTATGAAGTTTGACGAGCTAGGGATTACCTTCCACAAGAAGCCTATGCAGCTTGCGCCCAACTGGGTGGCAGTTCATGGCGACCATACGCCTATAAAGCCACATGGTGGGCTCAGTGCCTTGGAAGCTGCTAGGCGTACAGGCTCGAATATTATCTCTGGGCATACGCACAGGGCAGGCAGGACATCCTTCTCAGAAGCCATAGGAGGGCGAATGGGGCGCGTTCTGCATGGGGTTGAGGTAGGGAACCTCATGGACTTTAAACAAGCCGCATACACCAAGGGAACGGCTAATTGGCAGCAAGCTTTCGCCATTATGTATGTTCACAACAAGAATGTCCAAGTTGACCTTATTTACATAGAGAAGAACGGCACATTTCTAGTGAACGGCAAAGTATATGGACGACCTCGTTAGGGATCTAGTACCCCTCAGGCGCTCGATAGATAATGCGGTCGACGATGCAGAATCGTTACCATTTCGTTATCAAAATAAGCGCCATTTGTCCTAGCTTTGTGCAACACTAAGCCTGTTGCTAGCCAAGGGTGCTAGAACGATAGGGAGCAATAAATGAGCGATACATGGTTCTTCTTTATTTTCTTGGTTGTAATTCCAGTTGGGGTTGCAATGATTTATGAAACTGTGGCACACAATAACTACCAACGCGGCTTTCGCGAGGGATATCACCGAGGCAGGGCAGTCAATCGCCAAGAATTCTGGGCAGAATGAAAGCCAGTGAAGTCCTACTCACCGCAACAGACATCATTAAAGATCGTGGTGCAATCTACGGTCATCCAAAAATCAACCAAGATAGGATTGCTCGGAGGTTATCCAATCTATTTGATATCCCAGTCCAAGACTATGAAGCTTGCTTATCAATGGTCGAAGTCAAGCTCTCAAGAATCCAAGAAACCCCGGGGCACATTGATTCTTACATAGATGCATGTGCCTATCTGGCGCTCGCATGCGAACTCAAAACAGAAGAGGATGAACTATATGTTTAATTTGGCAGATTATGAACCAGTGGAGGTAAGACTTGAAAAATTTATTAAGGACTATCCAGATTTTCGTATTTCAACTGAATTGGAAGTTATCGAAAGTAATCGATATGTTGTTAAGGCGTATTTGTATAAAAATTCTACAGATACGGTCGCGTGGGCGACTGGACTCGCGGAGGAAACAGTTACTAGCAGAGGCGTCAATCAGACTTCTGCATTGGAGAATTGTGAGACTTCGGCTATCGGCAGAGCGCTTGCAAATGCAGGTTATGCTCCTAAGGGAAAGCGCCCAAGCCGCGAAGAAATGACCAAAGTGGTAAAGGCTCCAGCTCCTAAAGTTGAGAAGGATTACTGGACTACACCATTTGGAGAGCAGGACGAATCAATAAAGGAAGTGCCAGCGCCAGTGACAATAGATGCAGCGCTGAATACGGTTTCTGAAATATTAGGAACTGCAAAGGTAGTGCCAAGTTGTAAGCATGGAGACATGGAGTTCAAAGATGGCAACAAGAATGGTCGCGCATGGGGTGGCTACTTCTGCCGACATATTGGAGTCCAAGGAACAGAGCCTAAATGTCCAACGCTTTGGTATCAGCTTTCAAGTCAAGGAACATGGGAACCACAGAAGGCGAGAGCATAATGGGATACATAGAAGTCCACAATGCAGATGGTTTGGGTGGATGGGTTAACTTTGATGATATTCCATTCATAGAGATTGTGAATTGCCAGCTATGCAATGCACCAACAGAAGCTAGAGATATTGTTGCAAACATAGTGATTAAAGATGAGCAGCCAACAGTTGGCGCATGGCAATGCAGAAAATGTCACGCGGTTAATGGCTAGCCAACATAGGAAATACAGAGGTTTCGCGACCGAGCGACTTGTGGCTGACTACCTATCGTCAGTCTGGGAATTCGCATCCGTTGGTCGCGGAAAGGGGAAGGATATTCAGAATGTACCTTTTGACTGCGAGGTCAAGGCGCGTACTGGATTCCAACCTAAGGCAGTCCTCTCTCAGATAAAAGCTCGCACAGCCATTTCGGGGGAATTGGGCTTTGCAGTTCTGAGATTAAACGGACAGGGAGAAGATGTGCGTGAGTATGCCGCCATTATCCGTTTAGAGGATCTGCTGCCCTTGCTAGAATTGAAATACGGTCACCTAGACAAAGAACCCACAGACGCATCTATTGACCGTTGTGATGCTTGTGGGTCTTATATGATCAGGAGATGCTTAACATGCCAGCCTACGATTACAAATGCCAGAGATGCGGACTAAAGAATGAGCTACATCATGGCTGGTACGACAAACCAACAGTTCTTTGCACATATTGCAATGAGCCAATGGTGAAAACATTTACAGCTAATCCCATTCACTTTAAGGGCAAGGGTTGGGGTAAAGATAAATGACAAGTAAGCAAGTTCTTGATTTAGCTAAAGATCTATGGGACGCCTATGAGTATGGCTTACCCGACACACCAGCTCGAGTTGCCAAAATGGTATTTATGAGCCTAGAGAGAAATGGATACAAAGTTCAATGAGCGGTTATGGGAGAAAGATAGAAAAGGGAGACGAGCATTACACGCCAGCTTGGGTCTTTGAAGCTTTAAATGTGCCATTTGACCTAGATGTATGTTCGCCAGAAGGCGGAAGGAATATAGCGCCAAAGTACTTTACAGAAGCAGACAATGGGCTGGAGCAAGAATGGTATGGAAATGTCTGGATGAATCCACCATATAGCACGCCAACGCCTTGGGTAGATAAGTTCCTAGCTCATGGCAAGGGCATTGCTTTGTTGCCTATGACTAGAGGAAAATGGTGGGACAAGATGTGGCAAGGTAGCGATGCTGTTGTGCCATGTGAGTATAACTTCAAGTTTGTGCGAGCAGATGGTACTGAGAGGGTGATTATGTTTAGGACAATGTATTTCGCTATTGGAGAAGAAAATGCAGCAGCTTTGCATAGAGTTAGTCAAAATAAAGTTAGATAGGGGCAAAGATGAAGCTAGTACTAGATCCAGCATCAAGCGTAAGGTCCTTCTATTTCGATAAACAAGATGATCGAGTCCTGTTCGGAGATATTCGAGAAAATGAGAAACACCTGTTAACAAATGGGCAGGCAATCCACATTAAGCCAGATCAAGTCATGGACTTCAGAGCAATACCTTATCCAGATGAGTCATTTCAAGCAGTTATCTTTGATCCACCACATAGGGTTAAATTAACGGCTGAGTCTGATTTCATTAAAAAATATGGAGCTTTAGAAAAAGACACATGGGAAGAAGATTTGACTCAAGGCTTTAAGGAGTGCTTCAGAGTGTTAAAAACAAATGGCACTCTCATATTTAAATGGAGTGAAGTGTCAATCAAGCTTCGAGACATACTTGCATTGACTGATCAGAAGCCATTACTGGGGCATCCATCGGGCAAGAAAATGACCACACATTGGGTCTTATTCATTAAATCATAATTCGCCACGCCGCTTTGACCAGCACTTATAGTTAGGAGCTTGACATGTACGGTACTCTCAGGGCTAGAGCCCATAAGGGGCTCAGGGCGAGCCGCTCGCGGATAGCTCGCACGGTAGCCATCGCTATTGGGATAACTATATTATCACCAATGTATGCTGCTAATACTGGGCAAATAGATGCTTTCAAATACAACCCTAGAAAATATATAAATGCGACAATGCCTAAGCATGAAGCTAAATGCATAAAGCTATTGATTAGTAAAGAATCTGCATGGAATCATAAAGCCGTTGGCAACTTAACTGGTACTCATAGAGTTTATGGATTACTTCAGATAAAGAACCCTATAGCTAAAGACATGAACCCTATGCAACAGATCCAGTTACACATGAGATACTTGGAACACAGATACAAT